CTGCTACTTTTAATTTTACTCCTACACATGATATTTTGGAAAGTGAAATCAAATTTATAGCTCCCAATACTCAAGTTACTAATCCTAATGGGACTAATTTTTATGGGGTAGATTTAGGAATAAGCTCAATAACCTAAAATCTTTCGCGTCATGCGAAAGTCATACGAAAATTTGGATTTCCAAAAATCCGTTCGTATATTCATGGGGTAAGATTGAGAAAAAAGAAAAACCCCAAAATCAATTAACATGAGCGATTTGATGTTTTCAAACGACGGGAGCCAAGAGTTCCTCACTGACGAGCAGATTCGTAAAGCTTGTCCTGTTGCCTTTACTGAAAAGGCTAGTAATGAAGTGTCCCAACACTACACTCATATTCCTACTAACCAAGTCATTGATGACATGCGTGAGTTGGGTTGGGGTGTGATTCAAGCACAACAGGTTGCTGCTCGTAAAAAGATGACTAGAGGATACCAAAAACACATGATTGTGTTCCGCCATCCAGATTTGATGGTTGAAGGTCAAGATGGTGATAATGTTTGGCCTCAGATCATTATGACGAATTCACACGATGGTAAGAATTCGTTTACATTCCAAGCAGGTATGTACCGCTTGGTGTGTTCAAATGGGTTGGTGATTGCCGATCAGGAATTCGGTTCAATGAAAATTCGTCACATGGGTTATGATTTTGATACCCTCCGTGAAACCATCAATGAGATGGTTGAAAAATTGCCTCTTACAGTTGAGAGCATGAATAAGTTTAAAAATACCGAGTTGACTAAGCCCCAAATGTATGATTTGGCCCGTAAAGCGCTTGCAACTCGTTTTAAGGTTCAAAAGAACCAGAAAGTTGATCAAGTTTATAAGATTAACTTGGATGAGTTCTTGAGCCCCGTCCGTAAAGAGGATGCAGGTAATGACCTGTGGAGTGTATTTAATCTCGTTCAAGAGAAAGTTGTTGAAGGAGATTTTGAATACGTTTCAGGTGTTAAGATGCGTAAAGCTCGTAAAATCAAGAATTTTAAGCAGGATTTGGATGTAAATCAAAAGCTCTTTGAAGTTGCAAAGGAATTTGTAGCCTAAGAGCCGCCATGTTGTTTGAGGGGGGACGAAAGTCCCCCCGATAACAAATTTTTTACAAAATCTTTTAATATTTTAACACGGATATGGATAGTATTGGAATCATTTTAGAACAAGCTGAAGTTTTTGGTTTGCGCGGTGAAGTTAGAGCAACTGCTATGGCAATCATCAAAGATAATCCTGAACTAGATTCAGGTTCTGCCTACGCACAGGCAGCATACGAATGGGATATACTTTAATCACTTAATTTTTTAACCTTTTAATTTTTTTAATCATGGAATTTATTCCTTATTTTATTGCAGCTGCTTTTGCTGCTATGTTCGCTGTTATGTTTAACCTCTACAATCGTGTTCGCGATCTTGAAGAAGCGATTGATGATGTCGATGACTCATTTGACGAAGTAGATAGAGATCTTGATCAAGACTTTGAACGTCTTTACAATGATCTTGCTCGAGATTTGGATCAAATCAAATCCGAAATTGCTACCCGTTAAAGGTAGTAATTAGGTGAGGTGGCAGAGTGGTCGATTGCGCCTGTCTTGAAAACAGGTTTACGGAGACGTAACGGGGGTTCGAATCCCTCCCTCACCGCAAATGAATTTTAGAACAGTAAATAATAAAAAAGTTAACCCTGTTAATTACACTGCTAAAATTATCCAAAATAATCCTTTTGTTGAAACTCATATAGGAACTGACTCACAAAGGGTTGGTTCCCATATTAATTACGTAACAGCTATTGCGTATCGTTACCCCTTAAAAGGAGTTCATTATATTTATTGTAAGGAGACATTTCCTCCTATTAAGGATGATTGGAGTAGATTATGGTTAGAAACAGAAAGAAGTATGCAGATAGCAGAACTTTTATCAGATAACCTCCCAGGTATTAGATTTGAAATTGATATGGATTACAATGACGATGAATTTTATATGAGTAATAAACTAGTCTCAGCTGCTAAGGGATGGGCATCATCTTTTGGTTATAAGGTTAATATAAAGCCAAATAAGCAAATAGCAACAAGGGCCGCAGACCACCATTGCAGATGAAATATTGGACATACACAACGAGTTACAACGATTTAGAAGTTAATTATATTTATACCCATGGAATATCAATTAATAAAGGCTATAAGAAAACAAGCGGAAGCGGATTTGGAAGAAGCTTTACTTACACTACAACTTCTTACTGAGAACCCTGCAGGTATAGGAGAACACACTTCAGGTCATTTCCTTGAAGAAGGAAAAAGGGCTCTCCACAAGTTAGGTGAAGCTGAGGATTTACTTGAAACGATAGAACGACACTTTGGACATCAATAAAATATTTGGAGCTTTTAATTCATCATCTAAAGATGACGGGTGGGATTATAGAGGCACAAATTACTATAACCCTCGAACTCTTCCTGAAATTGATGAAAACCACCCCAGATATTTTATTAAAATGTTTCAAAAACTAATTTTAAATTACACTGGTTATAGTGATAAAATTATTGATTTTTTCGGGCAAGCTGATCCTGAACTTAATATTGGTGAAGTAAAAAGAGCAGGTGAGTCAATGTTATATAATAAAGCTTACGGTTATATAAAACATATTGATGTACAGGATGAATATCATGTAAGAGTATTGTTTCAAGAAACAAGCCCTAAATTACAAGAAGCATTACAAAAAACCCTTTTTTACTTTGAAAATGAAGAAGAATACGAAAAATGTGCTATTCTTAAAAAATATCTTGATTTCCTAAATTTTTCATCGTAACTTCAGTTACAAATAATAAAAACTATGTATTTTAGACAACACATTCAAAGAAAACTCGAAAATATCGAGGCAAAATTAAAGCATATTGAATTCCATAATGGAAGAGGAAATAAGCAAGAAGTTAATGAAGCTAAGGTTCAATGTGAAGAGCTTATTGAAGAAATTAAAGCTACTATTGAACGTGAACCCATTACTCCTAACGAACAAAATAAAGTATAATGCTAACAGCTGAGCAAATCCAAGATAATTGGGATGAATTCTGCGATAATATTGAGACTTATATTTCATCACCTCGCAAGGAACAACTTCTCGAATTCTACGAGAAATATGAGGACCGCATCATGATGATGCCTGCTGCTCACAAAAAGGAATACCATAATGCCTTCCCAGGTGGTTATGTTGAACACGTAAATCGAGTTGTCCGTTGTGCTATTAAACAACAGGGATTATGGGCTGCCGAAGGGGCAGACATGTCTACTTTTACCGAGGAAGAACTCGTATTTTCCGCTATCAATCACGATTTGGGTAAAATGGGAGATGAAGAAAACGAATCATATATCCCCCAGACTGATAAATGGAGACGTGAAAAATTAGGGGAGGATTACATGTTTAACAAGGCAGTTCCATTTGCTTCTGTTCCTGATCGAGGGTTATTCATGCTTCAATCTCATGGTATTCAATATACCTTTAATGAGATGTTAGCAATTCAAACCCACGATGGCCTGTATGATGAGGGAAATAAGAAATATCTCTTTGCATTCCAACCAGAACAAAAACCACGCACTTCTCTTCCATTTATTCTCCACCAAGCAGACTTGATGGCAGCAAGAATTGAATTTGAACGTGAATGGTTACCTAAATTTAAAAATCCCGTGCCTCCCCAGGAAAAGAATTTTACATTGAATACAGAATCTAAAAAATCAACAAAAGACAAAGCCCTTTCACAACTTGAAAGTAAAGGTCTTAAAGATTTATTTGATAAATTATGATAGAAACAATCATCATCAGTATATTAGGAGTGGGAGTTGTGATCTTAGGATTCACAACTTTCAATCTCCTACGTAAAAATGAAAAGCAAGAAGATATACTTGTAGGGTATATGAATTATCTTGATGAACTTAGTAGAATAATAGAACTCTCTGATGAAAAACTTAAAAAAATAGACGAACGAGGAATTTTTAAAAGTGATGATGAAATAGGCTTTATGTATGAGCAAATTAAAGAACTTCAGAGAATTCTATCCAAATTTAGGGTAGATAAATTATGAGCGAGCCAATAAAAAGAAAAAGGAAAAAGAAAACAAAAAATCAATATTTTACTCAAGCAACAGAAGATGCTATAGTAAGGTATAATAATTGTGACGACTCCGAAGAGCGTAGTGAAATCTATCGTAAGGATATTCACTACGCTTTTTTTAAACTTACCGAAAATATAATTCATACTTTTAAATTTTATTACACGGAAGTAGATAATATCGAACACCTTCAACATGAGGTTATCACATTTTTGTTAAGTAAGATACATTTATTTGATCCTACACGTGGAGCAAAAGCATTTTCGTATTTTGGGACCATTGCTAAAAGATATTTAATTATCCAAAATACCCAAAATTATAAAAAAAGGGTAGATAAAGCTCCCCTTGAAGAGTTACACCATGATTTAAGACATTCTTATGATATGGATTATAACCCCACAGAAAAAGATGACTTATCAGATTTTTTAGATGAATACTTAATATATTGTACAGAAAATATTTATATGTTATTTCCTAAAGAAAAAGATGCTAAAGTAGCGGATGCTATATTAGAAGTATTTAGGAAAAGAGAAAGTATAGATATTTTTAATAAAAAAGCTATTTATCTTTATATTAGAGAAATGGTAGACGTAAAAACTCCTCATATTACTCGAGTTGCAGACCAATTAGGGGAAATTTTTAAAGAAAGTTTTATTTTTTATAAAGAACATGGTTATATAAATTTTGAATAATATTTATATTTATTACCATGGGACAATTAGATAAAAATATATTTGGTAATAAAAAATTTTCCGATATTTTAGAGGAAATTTATTTAAATCAAAAGAAAAAAGAAGAGCAAATTTCTACCCTAATATCCGAATTAAAACCTTTAATTCAAGATATTGGAGATGCTACTTTGGTTGTGCCACTTTTAAAAGAATATTTAGAGATTTCTGTTAAAAATGATGAACAGCTTATTAAAATGTCAACTATTATACAACGTGCTGTACAAAATGAAGCAAGTGATGATGGTAATTTTGGTATGACAGAAGAAGAAAAGCAACAGTTATTAAATGAGGTAAAAAAATTCGGAGAGGATAAAAAGAAAAAATAATGCCCCAACAATTTTATGGAGTTTCATCTCTTACTAGAACAACAGAAACCCCTAAAGGAAACCAACCCACCCCCCAATCGGATGTAGTTTCAGTTAGGGTTAAGGATATTATTTTAGATGAAAACCATGATGAGTTTAAAAATTACGGGGAATGGAATGGAGTTGGGACCATATTTTATGATGCTATAGATTTTCCTTTTTCTGAGGGGTCATCGAATATTGCTAAACCTTTATTTTCTAATCAGAAATTTTATCCTTTAATAAATGAAATAGTTTCTATAGTATTTTTAGCCTCTACTAATAGTCAACAAAATACTAATATAGTTGCTGCATATTATCTACCCCCTATTAATATTTGGAACAGCCAACACCATAATGCTCTCCCAGACCCTACCCAAGAGCCTAACCCAAACTCTCAACAGGATTACCAACAATCTGAAGCTGGTGTTGAGCAAGATGTAAGAAGAGTAAATGATAATTCTACAGAAATTAATTTAGGAGAAGGTTTTAATGAAAAAATTAATACATATCCCTTACAAACCTTTATAGGTGATTATCTTATAGAAGGACGATGGGGTAATTCTATAAGATTTGGCAGTACTACCCAAAACAAAAATAATGAATGGTCATCCACAGGGGAAAATGGCTCACCTATCTTAATTTTAAGGAATGGTCAACCCTTAGATGAAAACCAAGATAGTTGGGTTCCTATTACAGAAAATATTAATAAAGATCAGTCATCTCTGTATTTAACTCAAGGACAAAAGCTCCCTATAGAAATGGCTAGTGAAACCTATAATAGCTATTTCCAAGGTCCTATTAAAGCTAGCGAATATAATGGTAACCAAATCATACTTAATTCAGATAGACTAGTATTTAATGCTAAAAATGATAATATTTTATTATCTTCTAATAACTCTATAAGCCTAAATGCTCCTACTTCAATCAATATTGATAGTTCTCAATTCACTGTTGCAGGGGGAGATATTCATTTAGGTAATAAAAATGCTACTGAGCCTATATTAAGGGGAGATATTACTATCACTCAGTTAAGCACTATGATTGATGCTTTAGTTCAGTTTTTCACTTTATATTCTAGTGAACCCCCTAATGCTAAAATTGCATCAACTCCTTTAGCATCTGCTAATGTTATACCAACCTTAAATAGTGTAAAATCTATATTACAATCTCAAGCTAAATCTAAAAATAATTTTACTATATAATGGCTAGTGATTTTTGTAATATAAATCAAGGGAGTGAAACTCAACAAATAGTTAAATTATTACCTCCTTTACCTAGTATTCAAAGACTTGTAAATGTTATTTTACAAAAAGTAAATGATATTAAGTCTAAATATACTGCTAAAATTGAAGAATATATAGCCCAATTTAGCTTAGGGTGCCCCACCCCTCAAGAAATTGAAAAAATTATAAGGCTACGCAATACTGCTGTAAATCAACTTAAAAATTTATATGACTCGGTTCAAAGAACAGCCGATAATATTGCAGGTATAAGTGGGTTTATAACTCTTATATTAACTATAGTTAGGGTAGCTCAAACAGCAATCAGTGCCTTGGGATTAGCCCAATTAATAGCTCCTATCATCCCAAACCCAGCTTTAATTAAAATAAATGCGGCAACTGAATTAGCCCAAAGTATAATTGATAAAGTAAGATTTAAGTCTGATGGTGATCCTAGGTTAGTACCTATAGTAAATGGTATAATAGCAGCTAATGTAGCAATTCAATTATTTGCTAATGCTCTAAAAGATTTAATTTGCAAACTAGAAGCCCTTGATCCCCAGATATTGGAATGTGCTACTGAAGCAGGAATAACCCCAGAATTAACTCCTGTTGATCCCACTATAGTTTCATTTGTAGAAACTACTTTAACTGAGGATCAAGAAAGTGTAATTGAAACTACCTATAGAGGATTTATATTTGAAATTGAGGAAGTTCCCTTTAGCTCAACTGTAAATAGAAGAAGAGCTAATGCTTTAAATTCTGATGGTATTGTAATGCTCCAGTCAGAACTATCATTTGTTAAGGATGCTTCTATTTTAATAGAAGAACTAAAATTTGTAATAGATAGAGATAATTTAAGAGCAGATTAATTAGATATTTATAAATAATGAAACAAAACGCGTTAAAATCATTAATAAAACAAGCTGTTAAAGAAGCTATTCAAGAAGAATTAAAAGATATTTTACTTGAAGCAGTTAAAACTCCTAAACAGACAGTTGTAGAAAATGTTCAACCACAAACGGTAGTTGATGGTCCATCAATGAATTCAAAAGAAAAACGAGCAGCATATCAAAATATATTAGGAGACATGCAAGCTCAATTTACATCCCAAGATATTCCTAAACCTTTTAACCCCCAAGGAGGATTACCTGGGGGTGATTTACCTGCAGGAGAAGTTAATATGGACCAAATAATGGGCTTAATGAAAAAATAAATAATGGCAATTAAGCAAACCAACATATTCCCTATTGATAAACAACCCCAAAAGGCTGTTGGAATTGCTTACCCTTTTTCAGCATTTGCAGTATCAGGTTCATCCACCCCATTTAAATCTAACTATACTACACAAGAACAGATTAAGTCTAATTTAACTGTTTTTTTTGTAACAAGCCCAGGGGAGAGGTATTTAAATCCTAATTATGGGGGTGGATTATATAAAATATTATTTGAACAGTTAACAGATAATACTTATGATATAGTATATAAACAGATAACAGATAGTTTAAATACTTATTTTCCTAATGTAGATTTAAAAAATTTAGAAATACTAGAAAATCCTGATGGAAATGAAATGAAAGTAGTTATGTCTTATTCTGTGTTTAATAATGAAGATACTTTAGAAATTACTTTAAATGGCTAATACT